CCTCCGCCGCCGCCACCGCCGCGCAGGAAGGATCCAGACAAGATATTTACGACATAGGTGCCGCTGCCGCCCGTCGCCGTTTCGAAAAACAGCGCGTCACCACCAGCGAGGCCAGCCGCGCCTGCCGAGCCACCGAGCGCGCCAGTATAGCCATCGATGTTGCCGCTGATATTGATCGTCAGGTCGCTATCAGCGTTGAGTGCGCCGGTTCGAAGTGCGTGTGTAGTTGAGCCGCTGATCGTTACGCCGCTGGCGATNNAATTCCGACATAGAGTTAGGCGTTGTGTCGCCAAACTCAGTCGCTAGGTTTGCCAGAGATATCGCGCCGCTCGCTTGCAGGGCCATTAGCGGCGCTCCTTCAACTCATCGATCTCAGACTTGAGGGCCTTCACGCTCTCGATCAGCAGCCCAACGAGGTTCTGGTATTTCACACCTTTGGCACCACCTTCGGCGCTTGTGAGTTCCGGCAGCACCTCGGCGAGTTCCTCGTAGATCACACCCTGCGATTTCTCGCCGCTGTCCTTCCACGTCCACGAAACGCCGCGCAGCTTGCCGACCAGATCGAGCGGATCAGCGATGGTTACGATGTCGTCTTTCGCCGCTGCGGATGAGAAGGCCGTCACGTCTGCCGTGGCGTAGATCGCCCCCGAAACGTGCAGCTTGTACGAAGGGCTGACGCCTATGCCGACGTTGTTGGAGGAGTCGATCTGGATTGCAGTACCGTCGGCTGCGATTGCTGTTGCGTTGGTAAGGGCCATTATTTGGACTCCAATTCTTTAACTTTTGCGGAGAGTGTTTTCACTGCCTCGATAAGGACGGCGACGGTGTTCTGATATGCGACACCAACGTGACCACCCTCGTTGCTCGTCAGTTCCGGCACGACTTCTGCGACCTCTTCGTAGATCAGGCCGTGCGATTTTTTACCCGTCGAAAGCCAATCAAACGAAACTCCGCGCAGCCGTTGAACGATGTCGAGCGCATCGGGGATAGTCGCGATATTAGTTTTTGCTGCGGCTGACGAGTACGCGGTTACGTTGCCGGATGCGTAGATGTCGCCGGTTACATGCAGCGCATGGGCTGGGCTGGCGGTTGCTACCCCGACGCGGTTGTTTGTCTGATCGATGACAAGCGTATTGCTGTCGAAGTTTAGACCATTCGGAGTTGCTACGGTCGAGGCGTTCATGGTGATGCTATCGCCCGACGCATCGCCCAGCGTGGTGTTCCCATCGACTGTCAACGCGCCAGTTACATCTACGCCGCCCGTAACAGCCACGTTCTGAGACGCATCGATGGTCATGGCCGAAGTGCCAGCGGTTGTGAACCCAAGCTGGTCAGCGCCAACGCGGAACAGGCCGGTGTTTGTGTCGCTAGCGAAAGCGAGTGACGGTGCTGCCGCGCTGCCGTCAGCCATACCAGCAACTGATCCAGCGGGGCCGGTTGCCCCCGTGTCACCCGTAACGATGCCAAGCGCCAACGCGCCTGTGCCTGAGTTGTAACTGGCAGTAGGACTACCGCCAGGGCTGACCGCCGATACCGTTACTGATGTAACGTCCTGACCGGCGGCACCCGTGGATCCCGTGTCGCCGCGAGGAATTGTGAACGATAACTCGTGGCCGCTAATGCTAACGCTGGCGTTTGTGCCAGCCGCGCCTGTGGTTGTGGTGCCGACGGTAGGACTGATCCCAGTCGGTAGCGTGGACATGTGCATGACCTCGATGTTGCCCGTGCCGGTGGGCGGTGCAGTCGAGAAGGTCAGCGTCGTTCCTGAGATCGAGTAGGTGTCTTTTTGTTGGTAGACGCCGCTAATGTAGACCGCAGTATTGTTTTCAGTCGCGGGGCTAGCGGTCATCGTAAATGCGGTTTGTGAGCCGGTTCCGTTAAAGCGGTCAACGGACTGGGTGCCGGCGTTACCCGCCGCGTTTGCGGCGCTCGCTGCTGCGGCAGTAGCCGACGCAGCGGACTTCGCAGCGTGGTGGAGGGCCGAATAACTTGACCCTGTGACCGCCGTATCTTCCGCAGTCTGCGCCCAAGACTTTGCGCTACCGCCAGTTCCAGATTGTGTGCCGGACGCATATTCCTTTGCTGAGTATTCAGATGTATCGACAGTGCCGCTCGTTTCTGTGGCCCACTCTTTCGCAGCGCCACGCGAGGCGGTGTCTGTCACGCCGGTGCCGCCGATAGCCCAAGCTTTCGAAGAATAGTCTGTACTCTCGACAACGCCATCAACCTTGCGCGCCCAGTTATCCGCTTCATCGGCAAAGCCGGAGGCAGATGCGCTCGATGACGCCGCGCTGGTTGCGCTGGTCGATGCTTCGCCAGCCTTAGTCGTCGCTGTTGCGGCAGATGAGCTTGCAGAAGTAGCTGACGCCGCCGACGCAGTAGCGCTGGCCGCCGCTGCGGCAGCCGAAGTGCCCGCCGCCGCAGCGTCGACAATCTTGTCCCACTTCGCGCTATCGGTATTGGTCGTCAGGGGCTGTGCGCCGCTTGAGGTGTGCGACGTGTTAGCCCTGAAGATATTGTTCGTGGACGTGTCCTTCACGAGGTCACGTTTCGCGTAGTACGTGGACGCGGCCCAGTTCCCTTTGTAGTCACCGATCTCATCGCCGGCCTCCGGGTTACCGGAGCTGTCGAAGGCCAAGATCTTGCCGGCTCGAGACGTCACGTTCGGAAGGTTCGACGCACTCGTTTCATCGATCGGCACTTTGATCGCGCGATCCAGCTCGTCCTTCAGCCGAAGCATCTGTCGGACCCGGCTATCGTGCATCGGCTCCAGGGTGTCGGCTGGTGAGACTGTGCCGCCGCGCGGCAGGTCGGTCTGCTGCAGGAAGTCCGGTTTGAGCTGGATGACCAGCTTCTTACCGGACGCCGGCGTGTAGTCAGTCGGCGAGGTGACAATCGTCACGGTCCCCGCGGACCCGGTGCCGGCACCGGTCAGAGTGTATTGTGTGCCCCTGGTGAATGCTGTCTCGCCACCCGTCGTGCTGTCGACGAGCGTGACGTTCACCTCATCATCACTGGCAAACGTAAACGCCGTCGAGAACGTCGTCGTCGACGCATCTCCTGCATAGGTCACCTTGTTTGTTTCTGATGCGACAGTCATTTCGCTTCACCTCCAGCCAATAAAAAACCCGGCCAGTCGCCCGGCCGGGCAGTTAAATTCGTCATGTCTTTATCCTTTACCGATCGCCGAGCATCAGCGCGCCTTGCAGCAGCTCCGCCACGTTTTCCGGTTCACGTTTCAATTCGTCGCGGCTGAGCTTGTATAGATAATCGCCTGTTCGCACTAATTGCGACGTTCCTGGGATACCGCCGAGTGTTCCTAAAGCTCGTGCCAAACGCTTCACCGCCCCAGGCGAGAGTTCGAATTCTTCATCTTCGTCGACTTGGCTTTCAATATACTTAACGCTGAACTTACCGACATCGACCGCGGCCTTTCCAAAACTATCCGCCGCAGTGATGGAGAAGCCAAAAGGCGATGTGATGCCGCTCGCAACATCCCTCACAACCGCCATCTGCGCGCCGCCGTGATTAACGAACTGAGCGAGCGACCATTTCGTCCAGGCCCATGTCGCGTCTTCTTCAAGCTCTTCTTCGTCGGGCCACTTTTCCAACAGCAGACCTGAAAGGATGGCTGGGATGATTTGAAGCATCATTGTCTGGCCGATGAAGTCTCTCTTCAGCAGAGCTCGCGGTAACGACGATCCATCAGCACGAGCGCGGTTATAAGCCTCTGCCTGCAGATTAAACGTCGTATTGAAATAGCCGTAGAACATCGTCATCAGCTTCCACGCCTCCGACGATTGTTGAACCATCGACAGGTTCTGTGCGCCGCCGGAGCCTTGCGTAGCGCGGACGATATTATCGGCATATAAAATAGCAGACTTCTCATCGCCAGCATCGATGCCCTCGGCCCTGCCGTTCATGGCGCTGTCAAATGCGCCCCACCAGGTCGGGTACGCAACGGTCACAACGTCCAGGAAAACCATCGGCGCATAACCAAATTGCCGGATTTTATCTAGTCTGCTTTCGCGCCCGAGCTTTGACGTCATGTCGTCGAGCTCGCGTGTCATCGTCTTAGCGCGGTCTGTCATGTACGCCGATAATTCGTTTACCGATGCTATCCGCTCGTTAATTTTCGTGGGATTAGCGAATAACCACGCGACACCCTTGCCGACTTCTTTCGCGCCGATCCGCGCTATCGACTGTGTCAGCCCGAGCGGTTGCGTGAGCAACGACCGCACATTGAACCCCATCACGCCGACGGTGACGTTCAGCCGAGCCGTTCGGAGGATCGCCGAATCTTTTGCTGCGTCGGAACTGTGCATATTCCCGGTGGCAGTTGCGAGCAGAATAGCCTCGAGGCTCTTACGATACGGCTCGCCCATCGTTGCGCGAATAGCTTCTTGAACATCGTTATTGCCGAGGATCTCCGCCGCCTGCTGAATAGCCTCGCGATAGGCCAGGTCCTGCGATACCTCGTCGAGGTGGGCGTAGAGGACGCCGAGGTCCAGCCGCACAGGCCGTCCGCCTGATCCAACGCGTGCAATCGTAAAACCGTGACTGGTTGCCGCGCGGGTAAAACCGCCGGATTGAAGTTTGTTCAGCAGGTCCTGTTCGGTCTCTTTATGTGCTCGAGCGTCGGATAGATTATCGTACATGAGCGGGTAGTACCCGCCCGGCAGTTCCCGCTCGCCAACCACAAACGGACTGGCTTCAACTTTTGGCGGTGCGATGCCGGTCTGCTCCATCTCCAGCGACTTAACACCGTCGATTGTCGAGCCGTCCTTGAGCGAGATATCTTCCCAATAGCTGTCGATATCGGTCCAGATCTTTTGAACAAACGCCCAGTCTGTATCATCTAGCGTTTCCAAGATCTGCTGTATCGCGTCCTCGTTCCAAAGCGCCCCGAATTGTTTCTTCCGCGCGTCGTCTTCAAGAACTGCCTCGCGATTGCTTTCGCTGCCCCAGTTCAGCGCAATGGTGACGCGTTGCTCTCGCGTCAAACGAGCTCCACCGAGTGCCGCGATAGAGGCCGCAGACTTAAGTGTCTGCATCTTCGCCAGCACGTCCTTGTCATATAGCCGAAGCGCGTCATCAAAATCCGTGCGGGCTTTCTCTACAAGCTGCGTTTTGACGTCACTGGCTCGCGCTAGTTTCTCAAATACGCCGCGATACATCGGCCCGAGGTTCTTAAAACCATCAAGCTGGTAGAGCATGCTCTCCATCTTTCGATGCCAGGCGCTGAACCGGGATCGTTTACTCTCTTTCACCTTCTCGTCCCGCGTAGGGATTGAGAGAGGGTCCTGTTTGCCTCGGCGTCGTTTCGTACTCGCCAGGATACCATCGGCCAGCTCTTCGCCGCGTGCTCTCCGCTCTGCCTTCTTCTCGGCGCTGTTATCGCGCCCGATCTTGTAAAGGTTATCCGCCATATCGCGCAGGCCGCGGATCTCCGGCATGGTCATATCGCGCCAATGTTTCGTCTTGAACACGACGTTCGGTGCACCGGTCTCCGGATCCAGAGACGCCACCTCTACCAGCTCGCCGGGCAATATGATCGGCATGCCTTTAGCCTGGCGCGCCTCGATGAAATCCATCAGGGCCTTCGCCTGCTCGGCTTTGATCTGGCCTGACTTCGATCGCTGCCCGAACTCGAAGAAGCTCAGGAACGACTTGATCTCGCCGATGTATTCCGGATCGACCTGTTTCGGCGAATACTTTCTCCGCTGATAGGTCTTCATCTTCTGAGAAATCTTCTGGATCTCGTCGCGTGCCTGGAGCGATCGGCGGAACATTTCATGGTTCAGAAGCTGCTGACGTTTTTTCATGAACGCCTTCTCGAAGTCGCCTTTCGCCGCTGCGCGTTCCGCTTCACGTGCCGCGCGGACCGAGGCCGCCTGGTAGCGCATCGGTGTGAGCAACCCGCCGACTGTCTCTTCTGCAAATACCCGATCGACGATTGCCTTGACCAGGCGCCGGCCCACGGGCTGCTGTCCGGTCTGGGTCGCCAACGCGTTGAGCTCCATCTCGATGGCCGAGTACCGCTCGTCGTTGAACAGCCGCTCTTCCGTGATGCGCTCCATCGTGCCGTCGTTCATCGGGTCACCATGCTCGGAGCGCATGATCGTGCCGGCGTCGAACTCGATCGCATCCTTTGCCGGGCGCATGGACAGGAACACGTCCATCATCTCGTTCGTGTCGGCGAACCCGAAAAACGCTGCGAACAGTTCAGGGTCGGTCGCGGCCTCTTCCTTCGTCGTGTAAATGCGTCGTGCGCCGCGCGGCAGGCTGTTGAGCTGCTGCTGGGTGTAGCCAAGATCAAGCAGCGCCTGCTTCGAGATCCGGCGACCCTCGAGGTTGGCAGGCGTGTTGCCGTTATAGAACTCGCCACGCGTCAGGAAATAATACGCTTTGTACTCAGGTCGCTCGTAGACCGCGGCCTCGGCGCGCTCGAGCGCGTTCTGATATTCTTCCTGCCACCACGCCTGCTGCTCGCGGGCCTCGGCGGCACGCTCCTCGAGGACACGTTCGTTACGTGCAGCCTCTGAGGCCGCAGCGCTGAGGGCATCGTGGCGTGCCTTCTCTTCGTCCGACATGATCGAGGTGACGGACGGGCTCGCGGTAAAGTCGAACGCGTTGACCTGTTCCATCTCTGCTATCTCGTTGTCGGTTGCCAGCATGCGGTCGAACACGGCCGAGATCGTCGGATCGACCTCGACCTCGAGGCGCCGCACCCGGCGGTAGATATTGATCAGCCATTGGCGGAACATTTGAAAGGCGCCCTGCAGCTCGGCGCTCGGCGCCTGGCCTTCCATCAAATAGGCTTCGAACGCCTGCGCCAGCAGCTCCTGTTTCTCGCGGGCAGCGTCGCCGTTGATGTTCAGGTTCAGGTCGTTGGCGCTTTCGGCGCCGACCCAGTTCAGCATCGCGTTGTAGTTGTCGACGATGCGGGCCGGAGCGTCGCCGCGGGCGACCAGACGCCCCAGGATATCGACGAATGCGTGACCGCTCTCGTGCAAAAGTGTTGACTGGTCCGCCTTCTCGAACAGGTTGATGACGCGCTCGGTTGGGTTGAACGATCCCAGCGGATCTTTCGGGTCCTGGAATAACGGTAGACCTGAACCGAGGACCGCGTCGCGCATCTTATCGGTGATTGGCAGCGTCCAGACGTCCTGGCTTTTCTCGAGCGCGCCCTGCACCTGGTTCCACAGTGCCCTGTCTCGGATCACGTTTATGTCAACGCCCAACGACGGCATCATCAGATCGAGGGGATAGCCATCGGTTGGAGCATCTATCTGCAAACGGGTCAGATACTGCTCACCGTATGCCGCCATCGCGTCTGTTTCAGCGCGCTCGTAGAAAACTTCGAGATACTCGGTAATCAGGAATTTTTGAGCTGCCGGCAGATCGTCGTAGCCCGGAAATTGTTCCACCTCCAAAACCGAGTTCGGGACTGTGGTCTCAATAGCCCTGATAAAATCAGTCGGTTTGCGCGGGAAAAACCCGTCGCGATTTTCCTCAGTGCGCTGATAGAAATCCGTGTCACGCATTTCATCGAAGATAGCGAGCTCGAGTTCCATGCGTTTAGCTTCAAGCTCCCTGCTTTCAGCTTCCAGGGTCTCGGCAAAAACCGGCTCCGGGAAGGGGATGGTTTCTTGCGTTATCTGCAATATATCATCTGTGTCCGGATACTGGTCTCTTGTGTAGCCGGCCTCGCGGAGCATGCCTGGGCGGTCGAACTCGCTATAAAACTCGCGTTCGTTGTCGCCCGTCCTGGTCTGGCCGACCTCTACTTTTGCACCGAATTTCTTGCCGATAGTGTTGGCCTGGCTGACCACCATCTTGTCGTAGTATTTCCGCATACCCTCGCCGCCGATCTCGAGGTCGTCGCCCTCGAGCAGGCTTTCGTTAGTTTCACTCACCTGTAAATCGGCGAACATTTTCTCTGCCCGGTCTTTTCCGATCAGTTTCGATAGTTCGTCGACGTCCTTCACATCCTGCTCAAAACGGACGTTGCCCTCCCTTATGCCGTGGAGCGTAACGACTTCGCGAAAATAGGCATCTTTGTTGGAATAAAGACGGAGCTTATCGACCACGCGTCTCAGGTTATACCTGTCGTTCTGCACGTCGCCGGGCGTCCACGCGATCGCGTCTTGGCCCTGCTCCACCGCCTCGATGATCATGCGTTTGAGGGCCAGCGGGAGCACTTTATTAGATCCGATGAACGGTCGCGCGGGTACGCGGTTGCTTTGCATGCTGCCATCTATACGCTCGCCAGACAGCGCGGCCTCGATGTATTCATTGACGGCCGCTCTCGTGTCCTCGCTCATCAATTCCGCGTGATCCTGAAACCTGTCCTCCCAGGTAAAACGTGAATTCGTCGCTTGAAACTCATCGTTGGCGTCTCGGAAAGCTGTCAGTAGTTCGCCCGCGTCGCGCGTTTCACCGAGCTCTTCGATGAAGATGTTTATACGCTCGTCATCGAGAAAGTCCGTCGCGTCCTGTTTTAGTGCTGCGAATTCTGCCTCTGCTAATTCTGCCTCTGCGCCAAAATCCATCTCCTGCACGCCGAGGTCGCGAGCAGCCTGCCCGCGGTCGTCCTGCATCTCCTCGATGAACAGCACCTTCCGGCCGTCTTCGAATGTCCGGTTATTCGTCCTAATGCGGATGATGTTTCGGGTGTCCGAGAGTGTCTCACCAATCGTGTGGCCTGTCGGCTGCGTCCAGTCTTTGACCGTCGCGTTGCCGGTAGACAGTTTCGCCGGCAGGTTCAGATAAAATTCCTGGTCGTTTCCTCTGTTGCCGTCCATCGAGTATTGAGTAAATTGCGGTACTTTTTTTCGCGACTGCTCCGGCTGGCGTCCAATGTTGAAGTCCAGGCTTTCCGCGTATTCGACGACCTCGGCATCGGTCAATCCTTCCCGGACCAGAAAATCGTCGAGGAATATGAATGTGCCGGCCTCTCCGGCTTCTAGCGTGTAACCCTCGTCGACGAGATATCGCTCGGCGAGTGGTATTGCCACCTCAGTCGCCCATTTGCGGACGGGCGGCGGCTTGTTATCCAGCACGGTCTCACGAACCTGGATACCGTTCTGATCGACAAAAGCGCGAACGTCGTCTCGAGAGATAGCGCCCTTCTGGCTGTTCAGGAATTCCTCGAGCCCGACGATCCAGGTGATCTCGTCGTCCTTAACGCCCGACTTCTTAAAATGCGAAAGCCACTGACTGGCAGTGGCTTTTTCTTGTTTGAGCGATTTCGTCGCTCGCCGCGCGGCGGAGTATAACCGGGCTACTCCTCCTCCCCCATCATCTCCTTGAAAGAGCTCTCCAGTTCCACCGGGATCTCCATCTCCTGTGCCCAGTCGTCCGGGACCCCGTCGGGATATACGTAGTCCAGCCAGTTCTCCAGCGTAACTGGTATCCCCGATCGTTGCATTATCCGTATCTCGCTGGTCGACCCAGTCAGGTTGGTTGATGCCATCTGCTCTCTCCAATATGCGGTTGCGCGCCTCATCGAGGTCGATCTTTCCGCGCTGATAATCATACCAAATCGCGTCGATGGCGGCTACATTTTTGGCGTTCTGTTTGAACTTTGCGGTGAACAAACCGCGGGCTGCTTCCCAGGTTATTGACTGCAGTTCGCGCGGTGACACACCGCGTTGTTTAGCCGCCCGCCGGTAGGCTTCAGCGTAGATGCCGTATGTGCCCTGGGCGCCGTTGTCGTTGATATTTTTGGCCGCCTGCCAGCCTTTGGGTTGTTTATCTTTGCCGGGGCTGCTGCCGAAATTATGGTGGACCTCGGCGCTGCCGCCTGACAGCCCCCGGATGAGCGCAGCAGCGACCGCGTGCGTATCGATCGTGACGTCACCGTCCGGCGCGTTAGGCGCCAGGATGTTATTGTAGAAGTTCCGGACCTTGTGCTTCGCGCCCATGATCGCCGTCAGGTTTTCGAGTGACGGGTCCTCTAGCGCGCGCACGGCCTTGGTGATTTCGACAAGCGAGCCCCAGGCTACGTTGCCACTCGGCTCGCCGACGAAATTACCCTCGGGTGACAGGACCCGGAAACCCCGCGGATTATAGGTCTCGTCGTAGATGCGGAGCCACATTGCCCGATCGCCGGCCTCTGTGAGATCGGCGTAAGTGCTTTTCATCACGGCCAGGCGTTGCTTTTTATACTTGTCCTTACCGAAAATCCGTCGCGACGTCGCTTTCATCTTGTTGTCAGGCATGAAGGCGATCGCGTTGCCCTGCGTAAACTTTTGGTGAATATCGATCAGGCGCTCGCCCAGGGACGCGTTCTGATACCAATCCTTTTGGGGCGACAGCGCGGCCATGACCGCGGCAACAGACTGCACGGGGATGCCGTGGTCCTCCGCGATGCGCTCGGACATTGCACGGGCGCCGTCATACCAGAGCTTCGAACGCTCGCGGGTTTCCGGCGGCACACTATCAAACAGCCAGAGCAGATTATTGGTCGTGAATTCGAGGAACTCCTCGGCGATCTTGTCCGGGTTACGGGACCGTGTGCTGAAGCCTGGGTATTTTTTCAGCAGCTCCATGTTGTGTTTGAAGGCCGCCGGCTTGAAGCGCATCGCCTCGAGGTCGACGACCAGGTTCTCCGCGACCGGGTCTTCCTCGGCGCGCATCGTTGTCGGCAGGCGTGTAGAGATCCGGAACTGATGCCCGCCGTCGTCCTGTATGCCGTCATCCTGGAACAGCTCGTCCGGCGCGATTGCACTGCGGATCTGGCTTTCGTCGAAGACCCGGTATTCCATCGTGTTGAGTTCGCCGCCATACCCACCGTGTATCGCGCCGTCATAACCGGCTGCTTTTAACGCTTCGACCGCTCCGGGGTCATCAAGCACAGCGAACGCGATGTTGTACAATTCAGCAACACGCTCGGGGGCGCGGTCTACAAGGTCCTCAAAGCTGTCATAATCCGCGCTGAATTCTTCGTCCCACAGACCGGTGTCTTCGACCGGTCTGCCGATATTGATACGTCGCGCGATATCGATCGTTTTTTCTAGTCCAATCGCATCGACCAGCACCCCATAATCGATAAATGGGTCTGCGATTTCACTGTCAATTTCCGGATTTCGCTGCTCGTTAATAATCGGGTTTTTGATCGACAGGAATGCCGGCGAAACACGCGGCGCGACTGGTTTCATCCCTTGTCCCGACTGGTTCGGATCCTGCGCGTAAAGGCTTGCCTCAGCCGGCTGGTCGGTAAAAGTGATCGAAGGCAACAGCGTCGTGACAGACCCCGTGACCTCGCCGTGCTCGCCGCGGAAAACTCTCAGCGGTGCACCGTTCTGATCAACAACCTTGCTGCCTTCGAAGAACTTCTGGAAGTCCGGTGACTGCTGGTTCAGGATGTTAGGGTCAGCCGGGTCGAACGCACCGCGGTTCATTTGTGATTTAATCTGCTCCGGGCGGAACGCGATTATCTCATTGGCATTCGGGTTGATGACCCCGTCATAACCCTGCGCCTCCAGCTCTTTTATGTCCGAAACAGAGAGAAAGGCACTACTGATGCGGAGGCGTTTCTCTCGCTCGCTTATACCTTCGCGGATTGCATCGAGACCGCCCCTGGCATCCTTGATGCGCGCGCGCATCTCTTCCCAGAATGTCAGGTCCTTAATAATTTTTGGGTTCTGCAAGCTCAGGTATACCGGATACACCACCGGGCCAGCGTCGCCGAATGCGGCTTTTCTGCGGGATGTGGTGCCGGCGTAGGTTCTTGCATAGAGCGGGTCGGCCGAAAAATACATACCTCCCTGGCCGAACTCTCCCATGTACTCCTGGCGGTCGGCGGGATAGATCGCCCTCGGGTTAAACGCCTCAATGTCATATTGCGTTCCGTGATAGACGACCGTCGGATTGCCATCGGCGTCGACGATCTTGCTATCGCCAAACCACTCCTTGAAGCGCGGCGTCTGCGTGATGTCGCCTCCGGCCGCGTCGAGCTCGGCGCGCAGCACTTCCCGTGACACGCCGAACTCTCGAGCGGTCTGCTGAAGGTCCAGCTCCTCGGGCGTAATAACGCCCTCATCGTAGAGCCGGTTGTACGTGCCCTCGAGGCGACGTGCCCCGGCTTCTGTCAGCCCGCCGGTCGGGGCAAATGGGTTCTCGCTTCGGAACAGGTATTGAAGCTCCGAGCCGATACCCCTGCCCTGCATTTCCTGGACGACGGCAAGCTCGGTGCCGTTATCACCGAAGCCCTGGATGTAGCCAACCACGTCCTGCTCGCCGAGATCGGGATTGAGGGCCGTCGCGTAGTAGTCGCCATTCGGGCCACGGTAGATCGTAATCCCGTCATCGAGCTCGCTGACGACCTCGGCGTCCTGCGGCAGCATGCCGTACATGTCGCCCATTCTCAGGTTGGGGCGGTCCTCATCCGGTATCGTGCGGCCACCAGGGTCCACCTGAGCGCGGTAGTCGTCGAAGCCGCTTTGCTCCGCCGGCTGTGGCGTGCCGGGCGTGATAACAGGAACGCTATCAATACCAAGTTCTTTGGCGGCCATCGCCCGATGCCGGCCATCTTCCCGCCCCCGGTTAACGCCCGCGGCTTTCTCCTCGTCGGTCCTGGTGTCCGCGATTAAGGCGTCAAGCCTGCCGCCAGACTGAATGTGTGCCTTCAGTGCATCGATCGTCTCTCTTGCCTCTTCGTCGATTTCCAACGGAGGTGCGCGGTCCAGGAATTCATCCGGCGTCATTGAATTGATGGCGCCTTCAACTGGAAACTGTCTATCCTCGCCAACAGCCAACGGGAAGCCGCTGGTCTCTTGGTCAAACGGTTCTCGCTGCGGTCCGCCCAAGGTCTCGTCGCCCGTGACAGGGCTGGCGCGATCGGCAAACGGTACCGCGCGCACGTCGACGCCAAGCTCAGCCGCTATGCCCTCGAGGTCGAACTCTTTGCCCTCGGCGGCGTAGTCGCTGGCAATGGTCCGGAACAGGGCCTCGTACACCGATCCGATCGCCTTGGATCCCTGGCGGGTATATTTGCCGCTGGCATCGATCTGTTCGGCAATCCGCGCACCGATCTCTTCGGCCTGCGTTGCGATCTCCGGTGTCGGTGCTGCCGGCATCTCGCCGGTCTCGTTGAACTGGGCGACAGCTTCGGCGACGCGTTCCTGGATGGCCGCGCTCTCGACCTCCGCCTCTGCGACCGTCATCGCTCCATCGTCAGATCGAACGTGGCGCAGGATGTCGTCCCTGCCCTCGCTGGCAGCGATTTCGGTGACGAACTTGCCGCGGTTGATCGATATGTCGCCGCCGTTATCGAGCGCCTTCTGTGCCTCCGCCAGGTCGACGCCCAGTGTCGTCAAGAATTCGACCGGATCACCGCCCGTCTGGTTCAGCTCGTTGAC